TTAAAAGTCATCAGTCTCCATCCTCCGAAATTAATCTACCTGTATTGATTGTTGTTTCATTTAAAAAATTTGCAGGACATCGTAGTTCATTATAAGCACTAGCATCTACAAGATCACCAAATCCATCACCAGTTGGTTGTAGCAAATAAAAGGTTCTATTGGGATATGTAGAACGGAACTGTGCCCACTTTGTGGACATACCTGAAACTGATTGACTGCTACTTTCATCAATCACAGCAATACAAAGTCTATGAGCACTACCTGGCAGTCCATTAGTTGAAGCACCAAAACAACCAGTTGAAACACCTTGTCTTACTCTTACACTTCCCTCAAGAATAACTTCCTGAGTTCCACCTGGTTTTGTAAAGAGAACATCGTAAAGATATCTCCCAGGTTTTAATCTTGATGTTATATAACTTGGAATTGATAATTTAACTTTACCTTTAGATCTATCAGGAAATCCGACAGTAAAATTTACCGAAGTAGAACTACCTCTATGTTTTCTTATTTGTGCTCTAGCGGTATGATTTGTAAGATCGACAGATTTTCCACCGACTTCAAACATATCATACTCTTGCTCGTAATCGGTGCCGCTATCTATAGTAATATTATGTACGTATACTGCCGACATTTTTTCTAACTATTTAGAACCAGGGCACGGAGAGCATTATAATAATTTTCTGGATATGCTGGACCAGGGAAGATATTACTGTCACCCTGAACAAACAAAATACCTTGACCTATTTTTTCGTAAGTAGATAAAACTTTAGTTCCACTTTCGATTGTATATACGGGAGTTCCTCCTGTGAATATTACGGAAGCATTGTGATTTTCTGTAAGTGGGAATCCACTATTGATTACACTAACTTCAGATGATCTATCCGCATTACCAACAAAACCTTGGTCTACAGTAGTTCTTATTTCTGTGCCAAGTAGAGTCAGCATTGCATTAATATTATCTCTATCAGAACAAGCTCTTCCAGATGCAGAACCTCCCCACCATTCAGTATTAAACCAAACAACACCACCAAGTTGAAGGTATTGATTAATTTTTTCTAATGAAGAAGCATCCTCAAGTAAGTCTCTTGTAGTGCTACCACCAACATCAAAAGTGCTACATTGATTGAAGTTCACGCCCATATGAACAACACCATAATCAGTAATATCATTGATACCAATATTATCATGACCAGTTACTGCAGGTGCTGATCCAGCTTTAGATGATGATTCAATGATAACACCCAATCTATCGTAAGTGTAATCCGTTTTCACACAAGATGGTGTGATATCTGGTGTTGCTAATACATTGCCTTCTATAACAATACTTTTCTTATTTGAACTATCTGTAAACATCACATCCCAAACATAACGTCCAGGTTTTACTAATCTTGTTGTCGTCGTTGCTAAAGATACTCTTATTCTTCCGTTCGCTCTGTCTATAAACCCAACATTAAAATCTGCTGTTGCATTGACACTTTCTGGGTGCTTTCTCATTTGAGATGCTGCCGTATACCCAGTCAGATCTAATGGGGTGCCATCAATATTATCCAGATAAAAATCTCTGGAGAAATATTCTCCCGTGTTAAGTGTAATATTGTTGACGTAGACTGCCATATTATATGACTTTATTGAATATTTATCAAGGGCTTGACAACACTCAATTCCATGAGTAGAGTTGCTTTGTTAGGTTTGAAGATAAATAATAGCTCATATAATACATTAGTATGAGTTATGAAAATCCTTGGTTATACTTGGAACGAACTTTTGATAGTGATGATGTTGGGGACTACTTTGGTTTTGTTTATCTCATTACCAATAAGTCAAACCAACGACAGTACATTGGGCGAAAGTATTTTTGGTCGTTTAGAAAACCACCAGGGAAGAAACGAAAAGTAAAACAAGAATCAGATTGGAAAAAGTATTACGGTTCTTGCCCTGAATTAAAGGAGGATATAAAAAAGTATGGCAAAGAGTTCTTCAGTAGAGAAATACTGAGTTTACACAAAACAAAAGGAACTTGTAATTTTGAAGAAACAAAACAATTGTTTCTGAATAATGTGTTGTCAGAAGCACTTGACGACGGATCACCAGCATACTATAATAGCAACATCTTAGGGCGCTATATGCGGAAAGACTATGGTAACTTTAGAATTAACACTAAGGAAGATTCATGAATGGTCCATAGACCGAATGCATACTATGCTCGATGAATGTACTAAAGATGAATTCATTGATGTTGTCGAAGATGCTCATTCTATTCATGAAGAATTTGCTGAGTGGTTAGACCCAAACAAAAAGGATCACGATGTAATTTCACTAGAATACATAGGAGACGAAGATGGAGGAATCATCTAAAGTTTTCAAAAGAAAGATTCTCGAAAGAATCAAATATCTTACAAATCACGGCAAACATCTTGAAGCATCTGCTCTTTACAACAAATTTTTTAAAGTATGAAAAAAATTATTGCGTCCCTGGTTGCTGTGGCAGCGGTTGCCCTACCTGCCCATTCAGACCCAATCACGGAAGATGAGTTCTTCACTCCCCACGCTCAGGGGTGTATGTTACTCCAAGAGTGTACCGATCATGTTCAAGAACTTAAGACAGTTTCTGATCTCAACAAACACGAGGAACTGGCTGATATTGATTACAGTATTGTTGCTGATGAGTTTAACTCTCTCGTCCAATCACTTAATGCGGTCGGAGCTAAAGTTTTTCTAGCAGATATGCGATACTTCCCAGTTGGTCATCGCGGTGTCTACCATACTGTAGGCAACAACTTCTTTCTGAATGTTGCTCATATGCATCGCCCTGGCACTATGATGTCAGTGATGCGTCACGAAGGATGGCACGCTGCTCAAGACTGTATGGCAGGAACAATTGAGAACAACTTCATTGCTATTATTCATAATCAAGAAGATGTTCCCAAGATGTATCAGGCAATTGCTAAGAGTGCCTATCAGTCTCAACCACAGGCAATCCCCTGGGAGAAAGAAGCATACTGGGCAGGTCACACTGAAGGTATGACTCAAGCAGCATTAGAATCTTGTGCCGCTGGAACAATGTGGACAGATTATGATCCAACTCCAATGACCCGTGAATGGTTAGTTGAAAATGGATTCATTGCTAAATAATATCATTCGCTGCAGATAGCGAACAAAAACCACCCAAAGCAAACCCTTTGATTTAATCTCTTCAGTCTTGTAATGTAAGGGTTTGTTGTTGGACAACAAGTATTTACATATGACACCTCTAACACGAGATGTGTTAATCAAGAAAATCGTTGCCGATGAAATGGTAGGTTGCGGTGGAACTGATTACATTCAGTCTCTCAAAGATGCGTATCACAAATGGGAACATCAGGGGAGTGATGTTCTCTGTAAAAAATACAATCAGATAAACCACACAAATATCTCTGTGGAGATTCTTGACCCCTAAATAAAGCTGCCTTGTACGCAGCCAATGCCAGAAGAAGTCAAGAAGGACGAAGTTAAAAAGGAAGAACCGAAAAAGAAGAGTGCTCTTGAAAAACTGAAGGAAAAAGCAGGTGACTCTGAAGAGCATCTTGCAATTCTTTCAACCTTTGTTCGTTTAGGTATTCTGGTTTGGTCTGGTGGTATTCTTACTCTCAACTATGTAACGATCCCTGGTTTCCCACAAGGGAAGATCGATCCCACGTTCATAGCCAGTGTCTTTACCGGAGTTTTAGCTACGTTCGGGGTTCAGACGGCGAAAAATAAAAATGGTAACGGTGGCAGTGCCTCTTCTGGTGGCGTGAGCAAATCTGATCTGGAGAAACTGATCAATGCAGCGGCTCAAACTGCGCCTGCTCAAACGATTAGGATTGAGCAAGCACCACTCCAAATCGGTGGAAACCCACCAGCACCTCAAGGACCACCAAAATCAGACGACACCTACAAAATGTAATGCTATGAATATTAAGTGGGCGACATTGACAGTGGGAGCATTATTTGGATTTGCTCATATTGGAATTCTTGGGCATATCCTTACTAAACCACAATATCCTGAAATCAAATTTCCAGACGGTGATTATTCCTCGTTTACGGTTAAGTCTGGAAAGGATGGTTATCAGATTGAATACAAAGCAAATGATCCAGCAATTCTTGAGTCTGATAGATCTTTGACTCTAGATAAACATAAGAAAGGATTTTTTGGACCTACGACAGAAATACGTCGTGAGTTCCGTAGTGACCAATATACGATGGATGGCACTAGAAATATCGGAGGTGCCATAACGCAGGATGCTGAGGGAAAGTCCCTTGCAAAAAGCGAAGAGTGTATTCGGGCGGACGCTGGAGCACGAAGTCAAGGTGCGATGGCAGGAACTAGTCTTGCTGCTGGTGTAGCAGTTCCTGCTGTTGCTAGTATTCCTTACATTGGATGGTTAGCATCTGGTTGGGCATTATTGTTAGGACAGAAAGCAGGAGAAACTATTGGTTCTGAAGTTGGTTCAACATTCAATGATTGTTAATGAACCTTATACTAAGACCACTGAATGATATAAATGATGTAACTTGGAGTATTGTTATATCCCTCATAATACTCCTTATTGGCGTTGCTTATTACATATATACAATTATGACACTGGCATACCAGGAGTTAGAAGATGCCGAATCAAATTCAACTGAAGGACGCGGAACAGGATCAGGAGATAGCACTTCTGAAACACAGAGTTGATGAACTTGAGGAAGGTGGAGTAGACGAACTCCGTCAAAGGGTACGTAAACTCGAAAAAACTGTCTGGGGTGCTAGCGCAGTAATTACTGCACTTATAACTATTGTTGGAATAGCAGCATCATTAGAATCTAAGGAGATGGATTATGGGAGCAATGGCACCACCCAGCAGGAAGTCGTGTTACAACTTCCGAGTAGTTGAAATCAACAGAGTTGTTGATGGAGACACCATTGACGTAACTATTGATCTTGGATTTGATCTCTTCAAAAAAGAGAGAGTTAGAGTTGCTGGTGTAGATACACCAGAAAAGAGGACCAGGGACCTTGA